TGCTCTAGTATTATTTGCAGCTGTTGGGTTTGAATCCCATTCAAAACTTTCACCCCCTGTTATAGTTGCAACAAGTTTGTTACCAAAATTATCTAATGACCATAGTCCAGGTGCAGTTACAACGTCACCCGATACAGCAGTATTCCAACCTGCGTATCCTGAAGAGTCTCTTACTTCTGCTCCTGAAGAATGTATCGCTGCTGTTGTACCTAATGCTCCTCTAGTTAAACCAGTTAAAGTATTACTAGTAACGCCTGTGTAAGTAATTAATTCTTGTCCAATTTGAATTGTTCCAGATGTTGGAAAAGATGATGCACTAGCCATTGTTAAAGATGTAACTGATGCATTAATTCCTGATGCAAGTGTTGATGTAAATGTTCCTGACACTGTACCGCCCCATTGACCTAATCCCCAACCTGTTGATGCAACCTCTTGAGCTACCCCTACTGAAAAATAATGTTTTACTCTAATACCACCAGAGGTGCTAGCACCTGATCCTGATTCATTAGAAGCCATAGTCAGTGTTAATGTACTAGATGTTGGAATAGAGGTTACTTGAAATTTGTTATCGTCAAAATTTGCTGCATTAAAATTAGAATTAGTTATAGAGGTAAAATTATCTAATAATAAAATATCACCTTTATTTGCATTGTGTGCTGATGCAAAAGTTAATGTTACAGTTGCTGATCCATTAGTTGTGCTAAATGCTGATGTTAAAGTTGTAGTAGATTTAATTGGGTGTATGTCATAGAAAACACCTCCAGAATAAGCGTACAATATTCTATTTGTTCCAAGAACTGCGTACTTAATACCTGATGTATTTACAAAATGGTGAATAGCTGTATTACGACCTGTAATGTCAACCGAACCTAATTGAGCCCAACCGCCTATTTTTTCTGGTAAGCCATACCTAAATCTAACATTGTCACCATTAACCCATTGGCCTTCACCTTCAGTTGATGTGACTTGTTTATTAAACCCTGGTGCAAATTTAACTTTTTGTAACATAGTTTTAAACCCTATGGTTTAGTTGGCCATGTAGCGTTTGTACATTTAGCAACAGTGTCTTTACCATCAGGTAAATCTCTTAAAGCTTGCCTGTAAGTTCGCATATCATCTGATATAGCATTACCTTGTTCAAGCTCTGCTAAAATTTCCCAGTCATAAGTTTTTAAAAGACCATCTCTTTTAGATCTTAAATCCGCTAAAGCTCTAGCAGGAGCAGCATTAGCATAAGCTGTTTCCTCGTTGTCTCTTGCAGTTTCTTCAGCTGCTGTGAACTGTACATTAGTTCCGTTTATATTATGAAATCTTGGCATAATTATTTATACTCCATTGTTAGTTGTTAAGCAATACCATAAAGGCAAATATCTCCAGCGTCTATGTTTCCTGAACTCATTTTAAATTGTATAGCATCAACTGCACTTGTAGTATTTGCATATCCACCTATAAAAGTATCTGAAGCATAACTTTCTCCATTAGATAAAGAAGAACATCTTAAATTAAAATGCTTAACAAAGGTAGAGGATCCTGGATTAAATAAACTCATAGTAGCACTTAAACCAGAAGAATTTTCATTTGAAATAGCAAAACCTTGAAATTTTTGAGTTCCTGTTCCTTGTGCTAAATCTGCTGCTGCATAATATGCTAAAGCTTCATTTCCATAACCACCCATAAAAGCATGAAATGCTGTAGTTGTTTTAGCAACATTATAATTAGAACCACTATCTATACTTACATTAAAAGTAAAATCAACATTATCAGTAGCTGGATGAATATTTTTAAAAGTAAATAAATACTCTTTAAAAGTTGAATCTAAAACCACACCACCACTACCATCAACAAAAGATAAATTAGCAGAACTAGAAGCTGTTAGCTTTTTAATAAACGTCATGCTACCACCAAAACCAGCAGACATACTTCCAGCATCAAATATTGTTGAAGCAGCACTAATTAAACCCATGAGCAATTTCCTTTGTGAATTTTTTTTAATTTATTAAAAACCATCTATCCTCCAATCCCATATAATTTTATTACTCCACTATCTATGTTGTTAGAAGCCGTTTTAAATTGTATTGCATCAATAGCTGATGTAGTATTAAAATACCCCGCAATAAAACATTGAATTGTAAAATTACTTTTATGAGAAAAATTAGTAGTTGCTATAAAATGTTTTACAAATGTTGTAGAACTTGGATTAAATAAAGTTAAAGTTCCACTTAAACTTTGATCATTATCTGCACCTAGATCATCATCCAAATTTAATTGTTGAAAATCTGTACTTTGTTGTAAATCATTATTACCATCATAAGATACACCGTTTGAATTATCGCCTTCTGCATGAAACGCTTTATAAAATGTTGATGTGATAGCAACACCATAACTACTTCCAGTATCAGTAGAACCTTGAAATAGAAAGCGATTACCATCTGAAGATGGATGAATATTTATAAACTTAAATACATAGCTGGCATGAGTATCATCTAATACTACAGAAGATGCACCATCTACAAAACTTAATGTACTAGAACTACTAGCAGTTAAAGTTTTAATTAAAGTCATTTTACCAGTTGCTACACCACTTCCTAAAGCACCAGCATCTATTATAGTTGTTCCGTTTGATACTACAGCCATTATGCGTCCTTTATTCCGTAGAGTTTGATTTTACCAGAAGCTATGTTGCCAGATGAAAATTTAAATTGAACAGCATCTACAGCACTTGTTGTGTTTCCATACCCAGCTGAATGACAATCAACTATATAGGTACTATTATACATTCCATTTAATCTTGCTGTAAAATGTTTAACAAAAGTTGTGCTAGATGGATTGTAGATGGTTAAAATTCCATTTGAACTAACGTCATTATCAGTACCAACAGCATCACTAATATTTTGAAAACCAGTTCCTTGTACCAAGTCATCACTAGTAGAATAAGCTAGTCCGCCACCACCAGCTTCACTACGTTCTGCTTGAAAAAAGGTACTTGTTTTAGCTATATTATAATTACTTCCAGCATCAACACTCATGTTAAACTCTAAATCTACATTATTACTTGCTGGATGCATATTTATAAACTTAAAAACATAAATAGGAAAAGTATCATCTAAAACAACACTTGAAGCACCATCAACAAAACTTAATGTACTAGAATTACTAGCAGTTAAAGTTTTAATATGAACCATTGAGCCTAGATTAACTGAAAATGCTCCAGCATCTGCAATCGTTACTGCATTAGAGATGATTGCCATGTTTAAACTTCCGTCAGATTAAACTTATATTTTTTGCCAGACTTATTATTAAGAATGTAGAGATTTTCTTCTCCTTCTTGGATAGTCCAATCTCCAGTTGTGCCATCAACTACGTTACCTTCGGCTTTAGATTTATTAGATAGATGTAAATCCCCAGTATAAATGTTTCTCCATTGTTTTGATGCACTTCCTAAATCCTTGGCATCATCTGCACTTGGTAATATATCACCTGAAGCGGTGATAGCACCTGAAGCTAATGTTCCCGCAAAAGTAACATTTGCTCCACTAAATGTGGCTGCAGTTGTTGTCCCTGATTTAATTATTAAATTACCACTTGTATTGGTAAGACTACCAAAAGTAGTTCCTGCATCTTTAACAAATATGTCTCCACCATTTGCATCTAAACTGATGTCAACTTCTGAATCTAAAGTTATGTTTCCAGAACTAGAAGCAGCAATTGTAACACCTGTGTGCCCATCTATAGTAACTGTACTAGCATTTGAATCTACAACAACAGCACCACTTGATGTTGCAATAGATACTGCTGCATCACCAGCTGTAATATCATCTGCTGCTGGAGCACCTGCTGCGTCTTCCCATGCAGCTGCAGCTCCTGCACCGCCTGATGTTAATACTTGACCATCAGATCCAACATTATTACCTGCAATACCAATTTCTCCTTGAGAGGTAAATCTAAATTTTTCTGTAGCGGCTTCTGAATGACCTGTAAAAAATAATAAATCTGTTGCATTAACAGAAGAACTAAATGTAGCTTGAGCAACAGCTTGAATAGAAGCAGCGATAGTAATAGCATCTGTTCCTCCAGCTTCAAGTGGCGCTTGAAAATCTACTTTTCCCATTACGTCATTTGCGTTAATATCTGTTAAAGCTGTAGCTAAAAGTAATTTACCTGTACTAGTAGTTGCATCAGC